AACCCTTCGGATAGTTGACGACATTGTCAAGGATGCTGAACAGGCAATGAGCGAAGTAGCACTAGAAAAGATTTGGCGATGGTTTTCAGGTACATTTTCCAGTCGCAACAGTGCAGAAGCTGGGGAGGTAAAAGAAATATTTTGTGCTACTTTGTGGGGTGAACGCGATCCACAGGCTATATTGGAAGAAACCGAGGGGGAGGAGTGGTATATTCTTTCCATGCCTATCTATAACGCTGAAACTGATAAAATGCTATGCGATGAATTGATGGGGCGCGAAGCTTTTGAGAAGCTTAAAAAAAGAATGTTGGTAGATTCACAAACCAGAATGATTTTTTACGCTAATTATATGTGCGAGGCAATTAGCGACAACGAAAATAAAGCATTTCCGATGTCCTCGCTAAAGACTTATAAAAATATCCCTACTGAAATAATTGACGGCAAAACAGTAATGCAAGGTTGGACATTTGCGGTCATCGATACAGCCGATGAGGGTGCGGATTATTTTGCTATGCCATTGTTACAAGTGGTTGAACCTTATATTTATTTGTTTGACGCAATATTTGATCAGGAAAATTTAACTATTCAAGAAAGCCAAATATTGAGCAAAACAAAAGAGCAATCAATTAGAAAGATAGTATGTGAAACAAACTCAGCCGGGGCTTATTTTAAACGGCGCATAACGAAACTTTTGCCTGGTATCGAGATATACGGACAATGGTCTAAGGGCAATAAAATGGCGCGTATATTAAGCATGGCAGGGATTATTAAATATTTTTTTCGTTTCCCTGAGAACCCAAACCCTACAACTGAAAAATTTATGAACCAAGTTTATAGGTTATTGAAGACTTCAAAAAAGGAAGATGATGCTCCTGATTCTTTGGCAGGTGGTGCAGCGCATTTGGAGGCGCATTTTGGAATGTTTAAGTAATGTTGTCTCAATCCGGTAAAATTACATTCTTTTTGTTGTGTTTGTTGTTTGTTTAGTTTATCTTTGAGATGAATTAAAACTAAAAATTTAGAATAGTAGTTATAAAAGGTATGTCATGTGAACTAATATTAAACGTAAAAAAATCATACATCTGTAAAAATATTTGACATTTACAGAAATTGTTTTATCTTTGTGTAAAATAATTGTACATTTTTAATGTCAAATATCTTTTCATCGTTAATAAATGACTGGAGAATAGGACGTGAAAACCGTTTGCATTCTCAATTCAATTCTAGTCAATCTTTACTCAAAAATTACGATTACAACATTGGCAAACCCCGTTGGATTTCATTATCAAAACCACAGGATTTTGAAGATGCCGTAAGGTTTAACCCGATTGTAAAAGGTGCAATCAACTTATTAGCAACAGCATCAAGTAACGGAAAGAAAATTGCAGTTGATATAAACTCAGGCGAAATAATTCCCTGGACAGAAAATAACCCCGCAATAAAACAAGCTTACAAATTACTTGTACAACGTCCAAACCCCTTACAATCAGCCAAGGAATTTGCATTCCAAGGTACATTCTATTTAAAAACATTTGGTAATCGTTATGTTTATGCAAACATGCCAATCGGGTTTAACTCTAAAATCGATTTATTGAATATCAATACACTGGTAAATTTACCTAGTCAATTTGTTAATGTTGAACAAACAGGAAAAATATTTGACCAGACAGAAATATCAGGGATAATCAGCAGGTACGCTTTAAATAATTTTGATCCGATCAAATATTTTTCACCGGAAGAAATACTTCATTTTAATGAGGTAAACATTTCCAGTGAAATGGCTACTGTAATGGGTATTTCGAAATTAGAAGTTTTAAAATATCCAATCACAAACACACAAAAAGCATTCGAAGCGATGAATACAATTTTGTCGCACCGTGGAGCAGCGGGGGGAATTATTTCAGTTAAAAAAATGGGTGGCGATGGCGGAACAGTGTCATTAAGTCCTGATGAGAAAAAGAATATTGATAGTGTATTTAAGCGTGATTATGGATTATTGAGCGGACAAAACCCTTTTTTATTGTCTCCGGTACCGTTAGATTATTTCAAAACTACAATGAATTCGGAAGAAATTGGAATTTATAAAGAGTTTTCAAATAATGCAATGTTGATTTCTAATGAATTTGGAATACCCCCGGAACTAATTAAGACATACATCGCCGGGGCAACTTATGAAAATCAAATCCAATCAGTAAGAAGATTTTACCAGGACACTGTTATCCCGATGGTCGAAGACGAAGATTCTTACTGGAGTTACAGGTTAAACACTTTTGATTATGGTTTTGAGATTAAAACCACATGGGATCACGTCCCTGCTATGCAGGATGCTTTCAAAGAAAAGGCCATTGCATTGAATTTAAAAGGACGGACTGCAAAAGATGCTTACGAAAACGATATAATTACACAAAACCAATATTTAGAATTAATAGATTTGCCTATAATTAGCGACGGGGATAAATTAAAAAGCGAAAGAAATGGAAAGGAAACCAACGAAGAAGGAAATTAAGAGGCTAAGTAAATTGAAACAAAAGCAATTCGACAATAGGGAACTGATTAAAAAGTAAAGTTATGGAAACATACAGCGGCGAAAAGTTTGAAACTAAAAAGGAATTATTTGAATTTTTATTTAAAAATAAGGATAGTTTGATTGCACAAAAAAAAGCAAATTTAAAGATTGCTGATTGTATTTCATTCGCGCCAACTATTTCAATGTTGAAAAAAGATACTGAAAAAGCAAACGAACCTATTGATGTTTCATTTTTGGATGAATTAAAAGTCATTGTTATCATCAACACCACGAATTTAATGGATTCTCATTTTGATGTTCATATCCGTGGACTTTGGAATAAAAGTTTAAAAGAGAATAAAATGCTTATGCACCTTCAGGAGCATAAGATGGAATTTTCTCATATTATTTCAGAGGGTAAAAATTTAAAAGCTTACGTAAAAGATTATACATGGAATGAATTGGGATTTGATTTTGAAGGCAAAACTCAAGCATTAGTTTTTGAATCTATAATTGAGAAAAAGCGCAATAAAAAGATGTTCGAACAATATGCCAATGGTTGGGTAAAAAATCATTCCGTTGGTATGCGATATGTAAAATATGATATGGCAATAAACGATGAAGATTACCCAAATGAATTTATTGCATGGGAAAAATATTATCCAGAGATTGCCAATAAAAAAGCAGTTGATGACAAAGGTTACTTCTGGTATGTCCTGGAAGCTAAAGCGATTGAAGGGAGTGCCGTCCCTTTAGGTAGCAATTTTGTTACACCAACTTTAGAAAATAATAAAAGTGAGCCGCCAAAACAAGGCACTCATGCCAAAATAGTTGAGCCGCCAAAACAAGGCACTCATGCCAAAATAGTTGAGCCGTTAAAACAAGGCACTCATGCCAAAATAGTTGAGCCGTTAAAACAAGGCACTCATGCCAAAATAGTTGAGCCGTTAAAACAAGGCACTCAAAAAGAGATGTGGAAATTTTTAATTAAGAACATTAAATTATCATAAAAATGGAAGAGAAAGAGCAAAAGGAATTGCTGGAAAAAGTAAATTCCGAAGCAATAAACGCGGTAACAAAATTCAAAGACGAGTTTAAGGACATCGCGATAAAAGCAGCCGAAGGTAAAATGACTAAGGGTGAAGTTGATGTTGAACTGGATAAATTGGAGAAAAATGCTAAGGATTTTACTAATTTACAACTTAAAGAATTGAGTGATGAATTGGGGAAAGTGAAAAAGTCAATGCAGGATCAAGGTTCTAAATTAAAAGCATTAAGCGAAAACCCGAAATCTAAAGTTAATGAAAAATTTGGATTTGGAACTATTTTTCGTAAATCACTTGAACGTGATGGATTAATTGACGAAGTTGTTATTGATCAAATTACCGGGAAAAAAACCACAATAATTAAAGGGTGGGAGCGTAACGATATTAAGATTCAAACAAAGACTGCTATTGATATGACAACTGCTTTAACTCAGTTGCCGGGGTCTACGCCAGGGACATCAATTGGAGCTTTGACCGATTATGCGATGCAGGAGGTGCAGATTAACATAAATAAAGACCAGCATGTAAACGTAATTTTCCCTACAGATCCAATTAGTGGTGAGTATATGGGAGTTATGGTTGATTATTCCTATGTTGATGGTGCAGATGTTACAGTTGAGGGTGCTGCTCCAGGTCAATCATCTTTAAAATTAAAGTCTATCGAGTATAAAGTACTTGATTATTCTGCTTTAATTCGTGTTCATAAAAATATGCTTAAAGACGTTCCAAGGCTTGAAAGTAAATTGAATCGAATTGTACCGGATTCAATTTTAGGTGCTCTGGATGATGCTGTATTTTCAACAACAGGGGACAATTCAGCAACAGCATGGGGTTTATATTATGCAGGTAATTACGTTGCATTTTCTTATGATGCTTCTCTAGGTGATAAAGTTGCAAATGCCACTATTATCAATTTGATTGGTAAAATGGTTTTACAGGCAGAATTGTTAAATCAGGATGTCAATAGTGTTGTTTTAAACCCTGCTCTTTTAAACGGGTTGCGGCATGAAAAAGACGCATTAGGAAATTCACTTAGTGATCGTAATATAGTGTTTAATTCAATGGGGCAAGTAGTTTCGATTTGGGGGTTGAATGTCAAATTGACAAAAAAACAAAATGTCAATTATGCAACTGTATTATGGGATCAAGCTGCTGAAATTGGTATTTTAGAAGATATACAATTTGAAATCGGTACTGATGCAGATGATTTTTCAAAACGATTTCGAACTATACTTTATGTGATGAGAGCTGCATTTGGAGTTTCAAAACCGGGTGCTATTATATTTTCTGATGATGTTGCTACAGATTTAGATTCAATAACTGCTGTATAATGAAAAGGTTAATTATATTAATGATCATACTAATTACCGCAGCGGTAATTAGTATGGCAGCGGATCGAGATAATTTAATCATAAAATATGGGATGACTGAATTATCAAGAGATGTTTCATTAAATGCCAGTGATACTACGAATACAAGTGAAACAACAACTTTTACGATTATAAATCGGCAGAGGTATGCTCAAAATCAAACATTCACAGTTGGGTTGGAAGATATAAGTGGCACGCCGTCGGTAGTGATTACTGCCTACGGTAAAGTCACATCCGCTGGTTCATGGGTAGCAATTGGTAGCGCGATTACTTGGACAAGTGACTCGGATGATGGGGACATTACATCAACCACACCAATAAATTATAATTATTTAAAAGTTGAATTTGTCGCGAGCGGGGCAACACAACAGACGTTAATTGATGAATTTGAGGTTAAAACGTCGAATGCTTTCGATATTCCTGCTAATAGTGGAACGTTAACAGTTTCGCGGGCAACATCGGGAACGGTGACTATCACTAGTGCTGATGACGATGCCAACGCGGCTTTGACTTTGGTGGCTGGTGGCACGGGGGCGTTAACCCTTGGAGATAGTGGAAGTACAACCGCAGTTACTTCTAGTGATTGGGGGATAAGTGCGACTGGCGTACAGACAGGAATGGGAACTATATCTTCTGGAAAAGTATCAAGTTCAGCGGGTGTTGACTTGGGGACTTCTCAGGCTTTGACAGGTACAACCGCGTTAACAATTGGCGCGGGAACTGAAACGGTTGCAGTGAATTCCAGTGATTGGGATATTGACGCAACAGGCAACATGTCAGGAATAGGAACGATTGGAATGAATGACAGGTTAACTGTTACACACGCAACATCAACAGATGTCTCTGCATTGCCGGTTTATCTTTCAGAAACATTAAGTGCTGATTTTGGTGACGCTTCTGCACCGGCTTATGGGATGACTGTTTATTCTAAAATTGAAGGTGCAAACTTAGCCGCAACCGATGCTTATGAATCTGCCCTGACCGGGTTATATGGGATTACCGGAACTAATGCGAGTGTATATCCAAAGGCTGGGGTTTTGGCGTGGATTGCAGATAATACAACAACTGCCGATGGTGCTTTTGTTGCCTTAATTGATGGTGATACCCAGGTTACACAAGCCGGAGCAGCTTATGCAGTCAGGAATCTCAACTCAACCCCTACGAGTGGATTTGGTTACGGTTTAGATTTATATAGTGCTGCAATTGGTATTTATGATGCAGTTGAATATAGGACTGCTGATGTGAGGTTTGTTAACGGTGAAACATTTGACAATTCACTTGATAAAAATATTATATCAAATGGTAATTTTATCATTCAAACACCTTCGCCAAATGCGATAAATTCAACGGATGCAATAACGGCGGCTCAAATGTTGGGCGGTGTTATTACTTCGACATCAGGCGCAGCGACTGCATTGACCACTCCTACAGCTACGGCAATAATGGCACTTATCCCAAACGGGGGACGCGGAACTACTTTTGATTTAATAATTGATAATAGTGCAGGTTCAAGTACGATTACACTGACATTGGACGGTAGTATTTCAGTAAATACTCCAGCTATAACAGGGGGGGACGCTTTGACAGTATCGACTGCCAACACAGTTGGCTTGTTTAGATTTTATTTTGTCAGTGGAACGGCTGCAAAAGTATTTAGGATTTATTAACATGGAAAAAATATCAAGTTTAAAAGCGAAAGTAAAAGGCAACGGGTCGATCGTAAAAGGTAAACTTGCAGAAGTTTTCATAAAAATCGGAATTGCTGAAAAGATTGAAGACACGCCCGATGCTTGGAAAGAGAAACCTATTAACGCAAAACAAACAGCTGAATTAATTACAGAATGTGAAACTGTTAAGGATTTGAAAGAATACGAAACTGACACAAGACAGGTAGTTAAAGCAGCTTTCAATAAAAGGTTAAAAGAATTGAAATGAGTATAATTAGTACATCTTATTTTATAGGACCAATAGCGTTACCACCGAATAAGTACGATCTATTGTCTGGTTATATTACCAGATATGAAAATCAAATACTTTATAAACTGTTTGGCTATACATTGGGAAATTTGGTAATTGATTACAATATTTCAACTTCTCCACAAAGGATAAAAGACATTGTGGAAGGTAAAGAATACTTAGTTACTGATTTAACAGGTGTTTATATGCCAACATCGGGCGACGTTACTATAAAATGGAATGGATTAGTTAATACAGAATTAAAATCTTTAATCGCTTATTGGGTTTTTTATTGGTATTGCCGCGAAAATGAAACCAACATAACACCGTCCGGCGGGATTATTCCCAAAGTCGAAGATGCTATTAATGTTGGTTTTAATGGAAAAGCTATATTCTCATGGAGGGAATTATTACAATTATATGGATATATCGGGCAACCGAAAATTCAACCTAGTTGTTTTAATTTCATGCAGGAAAATATTGAGACGTATCCAGAATGGACATTTGAGAATATAGGGAGACCGGGCGAAGTTAATATTTTTGGAATATGACAGTAGCGAATAAAAGAATATTTCCAGACGTGTTTGGCGACATTGTTGCAAATGTACGCGCTGATTACGATGTTGAGAATCTTACTCCTTATTATCTTTTCGGTCAATCATTGGCAATTAAGAATGAGATAATCGAAAAGAAATTAATTGCTCGTTATCCTTTGATAATTTTAGGGATAGATGGTGATTATGTGGAGACGGATATTAACAGCCGTCAATACGAAGTATTTTTCAATTGTTGGATAGTTGATGAAACTAAAAAGGAATGGTACACATCGGACAGGTTCGAACAGGTTTATACTACTGTATTATTCCCGATTTATGAACTGTTAAAAGAAAAGATTCAATTTTCTGAATATGTAGATAGTTTTGGTATCCAAGGATTTCAACCACAAGTAAGGCTGTTTCCCTATTGGGGGAGTTCAAACGAGCAGGTTTTAGTAGATCCTTTGGATGCTATTGAAATAAAGATAAATAATTTATTAATTAAAAATAATTGTTAGATGAGTTGTGAAATACAATATTTTGGAGGAGCGGGGGCATGTAAAGAATTGCCAGAATCCATAATCGGCTTAATGTTCCTTAAAAAGGGACATGCAGATTTGACTAAAGTAAACGCAAAATTAAACTCCGATTTAACGGGGTTAAAATTAATGATAGCACCCGCGACAATCGCCGCAATTGAAGGGTTTATTATTGATGCTACAACCGGGGCGACACCTGGAGGGGGAGAAAACGAATATACTACTTCTGATGTAGGTTATGATTTTTTAACTAATCGTTCTGCCATTGTTTTAGAGGTATCGGCGAACATGAGTTGGGCTGATTATCGAAACTATTTTGCATGGGAAGGCGTATCCATGGAAGTTGGACTGTTTGATAAAAATGGCGATTTGTGGAATACTAACAAAAGCGCGGTTAATTTTACAGGTTTCAGGGGGAAATTCTATTTGAATAAGCAATTGCCACCATTGGGTGCTGATAAAATCAAAGCTTTTAATTTCCACGTTGTTTTTGAAGATATGAATGAGTGGGGCGAAAATATGGAAAAATTAACAACTTCTTATGGGGTTGCCGAAGCTTTGGGAGACATCAACCCTGTAGGAATTGATATTTCTGTTAAAACGTTAATGGCTAGTAACGGAGATGTTGTTATGCAGGCATATTTGCGAAACACGACAATCCCTTACGCGGGACTTACAACAGCCAATGAGTGGGATGTATTAAGTTCTGAACTGGATGTCGGTGTCGTGTTGACGGTAGTCGATTTTGCTAGTGCCGCGCTTGGGCAATACACTATTAACCTTGTTTTTGGGGAGACTACACCAACGGGCGATAACGTTGTACAGGCTTCGAAAGTAGCCACTACGATGACCTATTTAAGCCAGGCTTTAACAATACAAGAATATGTCGCATAATATTAAAGGTATATCAATACCGGACGAAGTGGGAAAGATGCCATTTAGTACTTTTAAAAAATATTATATAAAGGTATTGGCGCGCTTCCTTGATGAACCGGCAGAAGATGTTTATAAAATGTTGGGTGGGGAATTACCATCGGTTGACAAACCAAAGGAAAAGAAATCAAAGGGTAAAAAATCACCTGAGTAAAATTAAAGGGAGGTGAATATAGCCTCCTTTTTTAAAACTAAAAATATGGATAAAATTACTGCAAGGATTGAAAAGGATTTAGTTTCGAAACGTTTTGAATATTTAATGAGATTGCCTCCTGGTATTAGGTTACAATTGAAACGTATCGAAGATATTGTTTTTGAATTGTGGAAATTGGATAGTGTATTTACCGGGCAAATCAGGATAGATTGTTTGAATTCCTGTTTAAAAAGCCGGTTAACACTTGGACAATTGGAAGATATTTTAAAAAGTGAGGGGAAAGATTTGGTTAAATATGAATTTCCACGGGCATTAAAAAGGATTGTAAGGAGCGCAAACAGGGTTAAGCGTGGAAAAGTGAACAGTTTCGAAACATTAAAACAGTTGTTAAGTGGGAAGGTTGCATGATATACGGGTAAAATCGAATCAGTTTGTGGCAAATATGAACGTTCATATTGCAATGTCCATTGAATCGGTGGAAAGGGAATTAGTTGATTTAAATAAACGTCAAATGTTAGGTTCGGCAGATTCTGAAAACAAACCGTTAATACATGCAAAAACCGGAAGCGAATATTTAAGTAAAGCCTATGCAAAACGAACAAGGAAAAGCAAACCCAACTTATTTGTAGATGGTACTTTTCAAGGTGAAATGTTTATTGAAGTGAATGAGAATAACAATACATTTTTTATTGATAGCTTTTGGAGCAAAACAAAGCATTTGGTAACAAATTACGGGAAAAAATTATTTGGAATATTCAATAAGTCAAGAGCGAAGCAATTGACAGGATTAGCATTTAAACGTAAATATGAATCATTAGTATTGAGATGAATTGGATAAAACCATATTGGAAGATTAATATCCATGATTATAATATCATGGAAAAGACAGGTTTTATAAGTCAGTATAAAGAGTGGTATAATCCTTTTCCAGTGAAATATTTCACCAAAGGAATCGCCAAAGAATTAAAAATATTAGCAGGAAAGTTAAACGCGACTTTCGGAGGTAAGGAAGAAATGAAAAAAGAAGCTTTGCGCTGGCAGTTGCAAAGCCATAACCTTATAAATGGAATCCGCAATGCGTTTTTAGGGATAACGACAATTTTAGATTATGGGACTCGATTAACAGTATTGACAGAAAACCAAACACGAAGGATAAAAAGGAAACTAAAATTTAAACCCGGTAACCTGGGGATTTACATTGAAAAAATAAAAGAATTAACACAAATTGAAATTGAATGTTTAGATGATCTTGGAAAAGTCAATGAGTTTTTACAGTACAAAGTTGACAAATACAATGAAATGATGCGTAAACAACAAAAGGAAACGTCTGAGAATGTTTATTTAATGAGTGTTGTTATTCCCATTTTAGAGTATTTAAACCAGACTGTAAATGTAAAATTAACCGTTTTAGAATTCATTGATTTTCGCAATAATGCGATGGAAAAAAGCACAAAAGAAAAAGCTGTAAATGGCAGAAATTAATCAAATTTGGATATATCTGTATAAAAAAATCATGAGAAAGATTAATAATGAGGGTAATTATGAACCTAACAATTTGCGATGGGCAACAAGAATACAACAATCAAATAATTCAAGAAGATGGCGAGTGAAGTAAATCAAATATTTAACGCAAATGAACCAAAGTCAATAGTTGCAGTTGACAAAGTTTTAGTTCAGGTTGACGATACCGTATTAAAATTAAATACTGATATTGATACGCTTTCTAAATCTTTGGCAAATAATAATATCACTTTTGCACAATTGGCAGAAGCACATAAGAAAGTCGAAGGTACGAGCAAAGTATTAACAGATGCGGAAAAAAAATTAATTGCATCGGAAAAAGCAATTGCGGAAGCGTTAAAATTAAAAATAGCAGAGGAGAAAAAAGCTACTGCCGCCACTTTAAAAGCGAGTGAAGCCGCTAAAAAATTAACAGTAAGTTATCAAAAACAAATAGTTGAAAGAGCGAAAATAATTCAGAATTCAAAATTACTGGCGAAAGCACAGGCAGCGGAAAAAGGGAGCACTGCTCAACTCTCTGTTGTGGTAGTAATCCTCGAAAAAAGATTAAGTGGATTAAATCAAAAGACAGCGGAAGGGGCAAAAAAGGCAGCTTTATTAACTTCCGCGATCGATAAAACAAATAAAAAAATAACCGCTCAATCGAGCGCGATGAATAAACAGAGAAGGAATATTGGTAATTACGGGAGCGCATTCAGTGGGCTGGGTTCAAAAGTCAAGGGTTTGGCTACACAATTTGCCGGGGCTTTAGGATTAACAAGTGTGATATTCCTTTTTGTCAATGTTTTAAAAGGCGCATTCAATACTATTCGTGAATTCACTAAACAAAGTGCTGTATTAGCCGGTGTTTTAGGAGTTACTCGAAAAGAAACAAAACAATTAACAGACCAGTCAATAAGTTTAGGGGCTACTTATCCGGTAACTGCCAGCGAGGTAAACAAATTACAGGTTTCTTATGCCCGTTTAGGTTTTACAATGGCTGAAATTAGTGACCTTACAGAAGCTACTATAGTTGGGTCAATTGCATTAAATGCGGGTCTTGATGAAACTGCCACATTAGTGGGGGCGGTTGTAAAAGCTTATAGTAGTCTAGGGACTTCGGATGCTGGGGAAATTATAGATACGTTAACACTTGCAACACAAAAAAGTTCGTTAAGTTTTGGAAGTTTAGAAAATGCTCTTCCAAAAGTGGCGGGGGCGGCTGATGCACTTGGGTTTTCATTAGCCAAAACCTCTGCACATTTGGGTACTGCTATTGATGCAACTTTGGACGGATCAACAGCTGGGACATCGTTAAGAAAAATTTACATATCCCTTGCAAATAAGGGAATAACATTAGATGATGCTTTAAATAAAATTAAAGGTTCGACAAATAAACTAAAAACATCATTCGATTTATTTGGTGCAAGGGCGGCAATAGTAGGTTTGGCTTTAGCGAACAATTCGGATAAAACAAAAAATTTAGAAATTGAATTAGGTAAAGCCGGAGGTACTGCTGAACGTGTGGCAAAAATTCAAATGGCAACTTTAGACGGGTCAATGAAAGGAACTGGGAGCGCGTGGGAAAAATTAATATTGCAATTTAGAAGTAGCGAAGGTTTTTTAAGTTCATTTTTTGATGGATTGACAGTGTTGTTTAATTTTATGAGTGGTAGTTTAACAACATCTACTGAAAAGTTTAATGAACAATTAATAGCAGTACAAGGATTACAATCGGGTTTAGTTCCATTGGTAGATGAATATGAAACTTTAACGGGGAAAACGGAATTGTCCGTAGAAGAACAAGATAGATTAAAAATTGTAATCGGAGAAATTGCGGATATTACACCCGGTGCAATTACCGAAATTAATGAATATGGAGATGTAATAAGTATTTCAGCTGATAAGGCAATACAATTCGTTGAAGCGCAAAAGGAAATGTTAAAACTGAAGAATGTTGATGCAATAAAGGATCAAGAAAAAGCATTAAAAAAATTGGATGTTGCAGTAACTGGATTAAACATAAAATTATCTAGGGGTGTTATGGATGATTTTGGTCAATGGCAGAAATTAAATCCGAAAGAAATTGCAGCCGTTAATTTAGATTTACAAAATTTAGGAAAAGAAAGACAGCGTTTAGACAATTTACTTTTAGGACTTAAAGGTGATTTTATGCCAACGGTTGATGATACTAGGGTAGAAAATTTATCAAAGGCAATAACTACGGCTTCAAGGGATGAGATAGATACTATATTAAAAAAAAATAAAATTTTAATTGATAGCAATGAACGCTATACGGCAATAATAGAAAAAAATGTTGCTGATAGATTGGTTGCAATTTTGAACGCAGAAAACCTTGCAGGGTTGGCACAGTTAACGAGTGAACAGGAAAAAACTGATAAACGGTTAAAAATACAACAAGATTATGTTGATAAATTAGAAATACTTTATACAGATTTAGACAATAAGCTTTTAGTTTCAAGCAGTGATTTCTTTGATAAACTTGCGAAAAATTTTGAAGATAAATTCGATAAATTAATAGAAAGGACAAAAGGGATCTTCGAAGAAACAAGGGATATTCTAAGTAATTTGGATTTTGAGGATGAAGAGGAAGCTGATACTAGTGTAATCTTAGAACGTATAGAGGAAGAAAGACTGGTGCGGATAAAATCGGAGGATGATGTTAAAGAAGCAAAAAAACAAGCCGCTGCCGCTGCTGTAGAAATTATTAATTTAGGGTTTAATTTTAGAAGAAATAAATTAAATCAAGAATTACAAGCTGCCGAAGGTAATGCAGAGAAGGAAAAAGAAATAAGAACAAAATTAGCAAAACAAGAAAAAACACAAGCATTATTTAACATAGCAATAAGCACCACACAGGGGATACTGAAAGCAATAGAGATGTTTGGACCCCCACCATCACCAGCGGGAATATTTGGGATCGCAGCGGCGGCTGGGTTGGGTGCAGCACAGGCGGGCGTAGTAATTGCAACAAAAATTCCTGAATTCGCAGAAGGCGCAGCTAACACTCCAGACAAATATATAGCGGGTGAAAGAGGTCGCGAATTAATGGAATTGAATTCTGGTAAATTATTGATGGTAGATGAACCTACATATTTCGAAGGGAACGAATTCAAGGGAGCGACAATCCACAAAAATAAAGATACTGAAAGGATTATTTCACAAACAAAATACGAAGGGTTCAAAGGAAATTCAATGACAGACACGCGAATCGTGAATGAATTACAACAAACAAGAAAAGCAATTGAAAATATGCCGCAAACGATAATCTCTGACACGGGAAATCTAATTGCAAAAAGAACACGTTTAAAAAAGGAAAATTATTATTATAACAAATACGGTATAAATTGACAGCACAAAGTACTATTGCAGCAGCCGGAAACAGTTTAACGCCAAAGCGTTTTAAATTTGTATTGCAAACCGTTGATACCATCAAAGAATTGAAGTACGCTCCGAAAGGTTGGGATAAAATGGAATACACTTTAAAACGCGACAAAGAATGGAAGGGCGTTTTAATATCTATTTCAACAAAAGAATTAACTTTTGTAAAAGACGGCAAAGCGTTGATAGTCTCCGCTTATGAGGCGCATGACATTGATTATGAGATAAAAGTCCACATATATTTGCAGGTTAACGGCACGTTTCAATATGAAGGTTATTTTTCCGGAAAAACTGATTTAGCTTCTTATAATGTAGATTCAACTGGTGTGACGGTAAAGATAACGAAAACAGGCTTTCAGGAGACTGTTTTGAACCGTTCATCGATTGAGGTGGATATGATGAACACAAAATATATCGGCGGTGGTGAAAATTCTATGCCAGTGCTGGCAACCGTTCCAAATTTTGTGACAGTCCCGAAATATTCAGCAAATAAAAATGCAGATTGGCGGTTTTACGGGCAAATTATAGGGGTTTCGAATTATTCCCATTATCTCCCAATGACTAATTTTTTTAAGGAATATGATGCTGTAGAAATAAACGATCAGACATTTGCCGGGGCTACCTCTTTTTTTATCCCTACAGATGCTTTTACCGGGACTTTAAAAGGCGACTTAAAAATAATAGTTACAGGCACGGGCGCAATCAATGTTGAAATTTGGTTGTATGAACATATCGCAATTAAAAAAACCTATTTAACTTCTGGCACTGATTCAATAGAACACACTTTTACAGTTGATGAAAATATTGGTTTAGGAGCGGGTCAGGAATTGTATTTTAAGGCATATATTACCGGCAATAATTTAACAGTTACTTATTCAGCTTCGAGCGTTTCAATATCTCAGCCATTAGGAACTACATTAGCGGCTATTAATCCATCGATGTTTTACGCTTTTGAAGCATTTGCCAGAACAATACAACTTTACACCGGGCAACAGGATACTTTGGAAAGCGATTTATTAGGGCGCACCGATTCCGTCCCCGTGAGTTATGCCAGCGATGGAGATGCAAGTTTAGCGGTATTGACCAACGGTAAATTGTTACGAGAGTTTAGTGCTACATTGAATGGGTTGAATTTTTCTTTAGATAATTTATTCGAAGCTTTTAACGCAATCAGTCCAATAGGTTTGGGGTTTGAAACTATTGGCGGAGTGGAAAAAGTACGGATTGAAGACGAAAAATATTTCTTTGATATTACTGAAAATCCCGATTTTGCCACTGATGGGAAATATTGGCAAACAAATCAGGTTTTGGATTTATCGGAACATGTAACAAACGAGATTTTAAGTAAGGAAGTCCTGCCAGAATTATATGCAAATGAAATTGAAATAGGTTATGAAAAGTTTATCGATGAAAATATCCAGGGGTTGAAAGAATTTAATACAAAATCAAGTTATGCGATCCCAGTGAACGCGGTAAAAAATAAACTTAGTTTAGTTTCACCATATCAAACGGGTACTCAATCAACTAATAAGTTACGCGCAAAACCATTTTCAACCAATCCCACGGAGGATGTTGGCGGTGACAATGATATTTTTATGTACGCTGTAAAACGGGGGGGAGCTTATGATTTTACCGTTAAAACAGATGAAGATTTTGAGAGCGTAACCGGCGGGGTTGACCCTTCGCAGTGTTATAACCTTAACTGGACACCGGCGCAAAATTTACGAAACCATTCCACTGCAATCAGGGGAATGCAAATACAGGAAAGTAAGGAATTGCAATGGTTGAAATCAAGTAAAAATACTTCTTTAATAACAAAAAAGGCGGGTGAAGACCAAATTGTAGAGAATGCTGATATATTAGTAAATGATTTAACTGTTGGCTATTGGAAGCCAGAAGCTTACAATTTTTCTGTCCCTGTTACCGCTGCATCATTAACCGCGTTAAAAGCCAATCCGTACGGGGTTATAAAATTAGGTACCGATATGTACGGATGGATTGACGAAATCCAAACGAGTGACAAAACGGGGCTGGGAATTTTTAAATTATTGAAAGTAGATACTAACAATGTAAAAATCAATACATGATAATACCGATCGCAAATAGTATTCGATTCAGGAAAGTTGACAGCAACTATACAAACATTGAAAATACTTTAATGAAAAACCAAGCGGGTTTTAATCGTTTATATTATCAATATTGCCAGAGATTCCTTACAACGGAAACAAGGAAGATCCAAATAAGAGCGACCTCTGACACCCTGCCAACGGTAACGGCTTATCATGCAGATAATACTACAACGGCAATAACTCCAACGGGATCTGCATACGTTTCGAGATACGATACTACAGGAGACGGAAATTATGATTTATGGTTTTTTGAATTTGACGTTTTAATGTCAAGTTTTTTAACCTCAACTTATATAACAGCGGTGCAAGACGGCGAAACGTGGATAAGCGAACAATTTAAGGGCGATGCTGATTTATTAACAGAATTGAATGCAGGCGAAGCAATACAAATAGAATATTACAATTTTGATAATGCTTTTTTAATGGATTATTCCACTGGGATAGTTGGCGTTTTTTATATCGGCGGTTATATTCCAGACTTTGAAGTCGGGGGTGAGTTTTCCGTATTCGATAATCAAACAGAAAAAACAATATTAAAAAGTTCAGCTTTTAAAATAGCTAAATTTGTGAGCGAGAGCGTTCCAATATGGATATACGAATTATTGTCTATTGCATCAAGGATGGATAATTTTACAGTAAACGGAATTTCATATATTACAGAAGATGCGCCGGAAATAAAACAACAAGGGCAAACCAATTTATATGAATTAACTTTGAGTTTGACGGATAAAGAATATTTGGGTGTAAACTCAGACGATACAGGATTTGACATAGAAAGCATAATTGAAACCGAAGGCATGAGCAACTTACAACAATTAGCACAAAGCGGGAATATTCAGTTTGATATTCCGGCAGGCTGGCAGGTACACACTTTTACAGCATTAAAAACAGCAGGTGTAACAGGTTCGGTAAAAGCAGGGACTACAATCGGAGCGCAAGACATTGTCTATCCGTTGACTTTAGCAGATGCCAATCCCGCAACGGTAAGTTTACATTTTGATAAAAGCATGAGCGCGGCGAGTGTTTTATATGTTAACATTTCAGGAGCTGGCGTAACAGCTGATATTTATATAATGTTATTAAGAAATATACAAGCGACATGAAAAAGATAATTTTATTTATAGGTTTTATTTTTTGTTTGACCGTTGCTTTTGGGCAACAAACAAGAGTGGATACCAGGCAATTAATTGTTCGCGATTCTATTAATTTAGTTGGTGAATGGATTAGTATTTCAGGTGCAACGAATGACCAGGTAATCGGGCGTGTTGATGGCAGGTGGGTAAATACTACATTGGGGGATAGAAAAGACAGCGTATTTGTAACAATTTCGGCAGATACATTATTCATCGGAACGGACACAATTATCAGTAATCTATTAACTGATTTTGATACAACTGGTTTTAGTTTGACCATTTCGCAGGTTATTGATTTGGCAGATTCTTTATCAACACTCTGGACGGCAATAGACTTAAATACCGCTCGTGACAGTTTAGATAATTTGGCAGATGTACACGTTACAGGGGCGGCGGTTGACGACATACTTTCTTTCGATGGGATGAATTGGGTACATAGTTCTGGAATAACCCTCTCCGGCGGTATTGGGATTACTTTTTATATGGACGACACCGAAATAATAGGAACAGGCGTTAATAGCGATTATCCTATAAAAACACTTTCAAAAGTACCTGTATTAACAGCAGAAGATGTTGATGCAATCCCGGTAACCAATAACACTGTTCTATATGGTGCTTACCTTTATGATTTTGCCCTTGGTGGGGTTGTTATCGATGCCGGGGACTGGAGTTTTTTGACTTACGCATCGGTTAACTCTGTTGGAGGAGGCAGGGAATCGAGTATTACACGGAATATTTATATAGTCGAAGTTGGCAGTACAATTACCACAACGGGAACGGGAACAAGCCGAACAGCCACGGCGGCTAGTGGAACGCCATTTGTCACTGGTGACGCTTCCGCAACAAATACAGATGCGGGATATTTACAAACACCGCAAGGGCTTTATCAAATTACTGGATATACTTCACCAACGATTGTAACCGTCTTAGTACCTACGACTTACACAAATGAAAGCGGCGTTACTTTTCAAACTTATAAAAAGCAGTTCGGTTCATCTACGGGGGAAATTACATCAATTGGAACGAACTACACTCTATATTCAGTAAACGCGGTACATGCTGAAATAATTATTAATAATACTGATAAATTAGCAGAATTGGTTTTCGGTATTTCGAACAATACAACCACTGTTTCATTTGTTCATAACGGGAATTTACATTATAGTCATTTCGTTACACCGTTGGCAGTTGCCCACAATGATTTAAAAGGGTTAAATGCTGGTGACAGCTACGAACATTTGACACAGGCGCAAAAAAATATAAATCTTAATTTTGCGGATTCTGTTTCTTTGAATTCCGCAGTTGCTGCCAACACGGGCAAAGACACAACAGGAATATATCACGCAAACCGAACTGATTTAAATTTGGTTTCAGGTTCAAATACAGGCGATCAATCGCTAACAGGATATTTACAAGACAATGTTGGAATTGCAGGCGGAACTACTTTAATCGGTGGCACGAGTGTAACGGATACATTAGTACTCCAGGGAACTTCTGGAAATGGTACATTAACCTCACCAGCCGTCCGAGTGGATGTTGGAAATGACGGGGCTACCGAAGCAATTACTGTTTTGAATAACGGGAAGGTGGGCATCGGGACGACGAGTCCAGATTATCTATTACATGTAATAGGTGATATGGAACTTGAAGGTGTTTTATTAGTAGATGAATATATTTATCATAATGATGATTTTCATACAAATATACGGTTTGTTTCTGACCAAATAATATTTAATGCTGGCGGTGTTAGTATGCTTGGGTTAGCCGAAGGCACTCAAGATGTATTCAGAATAAATCCTAATTTAGTAGATATAGATTTTAATGTTTTTAGTAGTTTAAGTTCGGGAGCATTATTTGTAGAAGGAAGTTCAGGCAACGTCGGCATCGGTACAATCGCCCCCACAGCGGCACTTCACATAAAAGCCGGAACAGCAACAGCCAGTACCGCCCCTTTAAAATTCACAAGTGGAACATTAAACACAACACCAGAAGCGGGGGCGGTTGAATTTTTAACAGATGCTTATTATGGAACTATAACAACAGCAGCAGAAAGGAAACAATTTGCTTTTACAAGCGATATTGCAACCAATATTTATAACGAAGTGCCAACGGGGTTAATAAATAGTTCAAACGATACTTATACAACAGCCAGCACTTTTGTAACCAATTCAACACAAACATATTTGAACGGAATAAGGCAAAAATTAAACGTTCATTATATCGAAAGTGGAAGTACAATTGTATTTCAGGCGAGTTATATCCCACAAACCGGGGACATTTTATTTCTCGATTATCAAAATTAAAAATTATGAAAACGTTAATTATTTTAGTATTATTATTTTTCAGCTTCGCGGCAAACAGGCAGGAGAATTATAAAATTTCCCGTTATGAACAAAGTTCTATACAATTATTTATTTGCATAAACCACATCGATAAACCGGTGTATGTTGAACATTTTTTCACCGAAGGCGAAAGGTCAACAGCGGATTCGATAAAATTAACTATTGAAGGGTTGCTGGCGGATTTGGAAATTAAAGCAGATGAATATTTCGCACCGGAAATTATAACTAAAAAAGAATCTAAGGGAATGGTATTTTCAAAAGAGAATATTGTAGTAATAAAAGCCAGGAAATTATTGAAAATTGACAGCTTAAAAATTATACCGAAAGATATTAAAATTACAACAGAAATTTTAAAAATAGAAAAATGAAAAAATTAATATTTTTACTTTTATTATTTGTTTCAATAAATAGTTACGGTCAATTAATCCGACAAACGCAAACAGAGGTATTGGATACGTTAATTACTCAGATTATTGATGCTAATTGGCAAACATTTATATCGAATAATACTGCCGTTTTAATAAATACCGGCAAAGACACAACTGGAATTTATCATTCAAACCGTGCTATTTTAGACGCTACAACGGCGAGTTTTACAACAACAATTTCATCTGCAATAAGTGCTAACACTGGCAAAGACACAACGGGTATATATCATTCAAATCGAACAGCGTTAAATAGTGTTTCCGGAACAAATACCGGGGACCAGGATTTGAGTACTTTCCTTTTAAAAGCAAATTTCGGGGATAGTTTACAAGCACATTTTTTAATAGACTTGGATAGTGCCGGGTTTATAATCGACACTACACAGGTCAAAGATTTATTATTGTTCGTACAGAACAACGGCGGCACGGCTTCCATGGTTTATCCCGGTGCAGGGGTTGCTGTTTCTACAAGTACGGCGTGGGGGACTTCGTTAACAAATACAACCGTTGGAAGCAATTTGTTAGAACTTCCAAATCCCGATGCAAACACTTTTTTAAAATTAAATTCCAACAATACGGTTTCTGCCTTAGATTTTAGAGATTTTCAGGCAGCTATTGGAATACAAGCGCATGGAAGGTCAATCGTTGGGCAAATACCAGCGGCGGGGATTACTTTTTTGAAAATGAATAATAACGTTGCATCATGGCGTTCGGCAGCTTTATTTTTAAGTGATATTGGCGCGGGCGATGTTTCATTTACAGATACCGTTTCGATTATCGCAACAAAGTACGATATTGATACAATTAGCGCGGCGGAGTTAACACTTCAAGAGGTTACCGATTTTGGGGCAACCTCGACAAATGATGTAACTGTTAATAGTATTGACATTGCAAAAGACCAATATTATAAAATTAATGCAATACCTGCTTTTACTATTAATGAAGGTACTGCAACAGGAACGTATCCTAATACATACGGGGGTCAAGGTGCCGGAAATGATGCAGCAAATAGTCAAACATCTTACGGACAAAATGCAGGAAACAATGCCACGGGTAAAAGAAATACACTAGGGGGGTCAGCTACTGGAATCAACAGCACAGGAGATGATTCAGACTTTTGGGCGTACCAAGCAGGTCGGGATAACACAGGGCACAAAGTATCGGCACGAGGTACAAGGGCAGGAAAAGATAACACAGGGGATAACAGTGTCTTTGATGGATACGAAGCTGGCGAAGGGAACACCTTGGATAATCAATATATTTTAAAACATTCCGCCGCAAATGCAAACCCATTAATAACCGGGGATTTTTTAAGCAGGAATTTATGGTTTGGGAATTCTATTTACATAGCAGAACAGGCAACGCCGGATGCAGACAGCACGGGACAATTCCAGTTATGGGTAAAAAATACAACTCCAAATGAATTGTGGGGTACAGATGACGCGGGATCTGATTTTCAATTAGGAACAGCCAGCGCGACTAATTTAAGCCTTGGAACTGTCACAGCTACGACAATGGATGTAAATTCCAGTGCTGGGACAAATGCAACATTGATTGCGGCAGATACCGATGATGCGGGTCTTTTGACAGCAGCGGGGTTTGATGCCATTGCTGCGAACACTGGCAAAGACACGACAGGAATTTATCATTCAAACCGTGCTATTTTAGACGCTACAACTGCAAGTTTTACAACAACTTTATCCTCAGAAATAAGTGCAAATACAAGTAAAACAACAAACGCGACACACACCGGGCAAGTGACAGGTGCAACGGTGTTAACGTTAGATAAAACGGCAATAACCGATCAGACATTAGCGACTGCCACAAGTGCAGATACTGTTTTGATAATTGATGCAACGGACGGATTGACTAAAAAAGCTGCTATTGCTGATTTTGCCAGTGCAGGGGGAGATATGTCGGCAGCTGTTTACGACCCCGCGACAATTACAGAACAGTTAATAGGGTTAACAGCGATTCAAACATTAACAAATAAAACGCTTACAACCCCAACAATAGGAGATTTTACAAATGCCACACACGCACATACGGCTAATGCAAGCGGTGGGACTTTGGCGGCTGCTGCTATTTCTGATTTTGATACAGAGGTGGGCAATAATACAGCGGTTGCAGCCAATACCGGCAAAGATACAACCGGAATTTATCACAGTAACCGTAGTATTTTAGATGCCACGACCGCGAGTTTTACAACAACAATTTCTTCTGCAATAAGTGCAAACACTGGGAAAGACACCACAGGGATTTATCACAGTAATCGAAGTATTTTAGACGCGACAACTGCTAGTTTCACGACAACTTTATCCTCAGAAATAAGTGCAAATACAAGTAAAACAACAAACGCGACACATACTGGAGAGGTAACAGGTTCGGGATCTTTGACATTAGATGAAAGTGCAATTGAAAATCAGCCATTAGTAACAATAGTAGGTTTAGATACTGTTTTAATAAGAGATGCAACGGACGGGAATTTTAAAAAAGGTTTAGTTTCCGATATTGTCGCAATCGGTACAAGCCCGACATTTGCAGATATTTCAGGATATTCAACAACCGAAGCAGATTATACAATTCAAATGGAATCAGATGTTGATATGTTTATAAAAGGAGCTGGCCCCGTTACGAATTGGAAGTTTGAAGAATCAACAGCTACTTTATTTGGTAGTATCTTTTCAGGTACCGACTTTTATCTCGAAAGTTCGGCAACGAAAATTGAAAAAGATGGTTCTGGTAATATGCTGTTTACCGATGCTGTGACAGGTGCAAAAACGCTTGCAGAATTATCAGCGGCAGGCGGCACCCCTGGGGGATCTAATACGCAAATTCAATATAATAATGGAGGTGCTTTTGGTGGAAGTGTTAATTTAACATTTGACGGTACGGATGTAACAGTGCAAGGAGATGTAACTGTTGCAAATATTGCCTACGGTGAAGGGTGGGACGGTAATAATAAAGCAACAACACAAAATTCAATTTTTGATAAATTGGAAGCTGTTTTATTAACAATTCCACCGATTAATTCGCCATTTATAACAAGGACTTTAACATCCGCCTTAACAAATGAACAGGCTTTGAGTGAGTTGGCTACTGGTTTTATGAAGTCCGATGGTTCTACTGGAATTGTAACTACACAAGCGCAAATTGCTTTAGCTTCCGATGTATCGGGAAATTTACCGGTTGCAAATCTTAATTCTGGAACGAGTGCAAGCGGTTCTACATTTTGGCGCGGGGACGGGATTTGGGCAACACCAGCGGGGAGTGGTGATTTTTTAGCAGACGGAACTATTCCAATGACAGGAAATCTAAATTTAGCTGGCAATAATTTAATTGGGGGAACGGCAACAAGTTCAGACCTGAATTTTAAAACAACTACAGGCGAAGGGACATCGGGTGCAGATATGCACTTTTTAACAGGAAATGACGGAGCTACCGAAGCAATGACAATTTTAAACGATGGAAAAGTGGGGATAAATGAAGCCGCGCCAGAATATGAACTTGAGATAAATGGTGATTTAGGTACATCTGGAAGTATTTTTAAAAATGTCGATAATTCATCTATAATAACATCTGGAGGAACATCGGTCGCCACTGGAGCTTATTCAATATTCAGTGGTTCAACTCGGACAAATCAAAAAGGGAATATTGCTTTTTGGGTAAACACAGCAGAAGCTTACGTTGGAGGTAATGACCATATGATCTCTTTTGGGCATTATAACGGAGCATCGACATGGAGCAAAAAATTAATAATTAGTAAAGACGGATATGTCGGAGTTTTAAATGAAACCCCATCGGTTGAATTCGATGTGACGGGGGCGGGATTATTTTCGAGTACTGTTACAGCTACGAATTTTATATTAAGTTCAGATAGGAGATTAAAGGGAAATATTAAAAAAATCAAAAATCTTAATTGGGTCGATAATGTAAAATTCAAATCCTTTTCGATGAAGAATGATAAAACTCATTCACTGAGATACGGGATTATTGCTCAGGACATTAAAAAGATTAATCCTGAAATGGTAACTACAAATAAGGACGGAATGATGGCAGTTAAATATATTGATGTTTTAATTGCTAAAGTAGCGAGACAGGATGAAATTATAAACAATTTAATCAAACGGATTGAAAAATTGGAAGATGAAAAATAAATTATTTATATTATTTATACTTTTTAGTTTAAAGGGGTTCTGTCAAGTTCCCGATACGGAAACATTTACTCTTGACACCGTTGTAACGGTTGTAAATCCAACAACGGACGATTTAACTGATTGCTTTTCAGATGCTGTTGCTGATTTGTTTGACCCTGAATATACAAGTTACACGGCAAACAGTTTGTTGAGATTTAGAAATTATGCAACTCCATTCCCTGAATATGGCGGCACTGGTGGAATTGGTACATCGACCAGTAGTACTACAGTTGATGTTGACTATCCAAGTACAAGTACAAACGGGTTGTTAATATTGCAAGTAGCTACAAAAACAAATACAACATTTACCGACCCTTCGGGATGGACACGTATCGGCGGTTGGGTTGGGACTAATTCATACGCATGGTATTATAAAATTACAACTGGTTCAGAAACGGGCAATTTAACAGTAACGGCAGATTCATCTTCAAATATGGGTGGAATAATGTATTTTTATAAATATGTAAATCAAACAACATCCACGGGCGGTGAAGTTAGTGGGTCTGTAGTCAAGGCAGTTTTTACCGGTAATGCAGTAGATGGTATATTAAACGATTTATGTGGTATGTATTGTATCGTGTTTGGCGAAATATCAGCATCAACAAATGATGCAGTTGGTTGGGTTACTGATAGTAATTTAAACACATCTAGCGGCGGCGGTTACACTTTTATGGCAGTTAGCTATTTATATGAAAGTACTGAAACATCTTCATTATTGGCAATGCCATACGC